TCTGGAATGGACATGAGTATACTAAATTAAAATATAAAGATATAAAAAATCCTTATATTGGAGAAACGATTAAACCCCGTAATTTAGAGCAAAAAATGGCCTTCCATATGTTATAGAATTAGGATATAAAAGTTAAATTATTGACTAGTTCTTGGGGTAGTGGTAAAACTATGCTTGCGTTAAATTATGCGTTAGAACAAATTGGAGCAGGACGATATAATAAATTAGTGTTTGTGCGCAATAACATAGTTGTAGCCGATACTAAAGATATTGGTTTTCTCCCCGGTGATTTACGCCAGAAAATGTCTATTTGGGGCGGTGTTATCGCTGACCACCTCGGCGGACAAGAAATGCTAGACCATTTAATTGATTAGGGAACAGTAGAAATTTTTCCACTCTCTCATATTCGTGGTCGTAGTATTCGTTCTTCAATTGTATTATGTGATGAATGTGAAAACTTAAATGATAAGTTGGTTACGCTTCTCTTAAGCAGGATTGAAGAAGATAGTGAAATAATCTTTTGCGGCGATGTAGCTTAGATTGATGATAAGCGATTTGAGAAAAATAATGGTATTCGCGCAATGATTGACTCACTTTCTGGAAATCCATTATTCGGGATGGTAAAATTAATTAAATCAGAACGCGGTGCTGTTCCAAAATTGTGCGATTTAATAATTCCACCCTGTTAAAATTGCGGCTCTTCGGAGCCGCATTTTTTTATTTGACTTTTTTTAAAATTATGATATAATATTATTATGGAAGGAAGTGAGAACGATGCCTGATATATTTACATTTTGCGATATACACGGAATGTATGATTTATATAAAGCAATTATGAATTATTGTAATGAGCAAGACCCCGAAGCGACAATCGTATTCATTGGTGATGCTTGTGATAGAGGCCCTGATGGCTATCAAATTATGAAAGAACTTTTAGATAATCCAAAGGTAGTATATCTTAAAGGTAATCACGAGGATATGTTTACTAAAGCCGCGCGCGAAATTAAGCATTTCTTTAGTTTTAAAGATACAAATATAGAAAAAATCCATAAAGTACTTAATTCTTGTAGATATTTTGATTATAAGTACGCAAAAATTCAACATTCTTTAGGCAATGGCGGTTTATCAACATTAACAAACTGGATTCTTGATGGCATGCCTATGGATATTATAGAACGCATCGAAAAACTTCCACTAACTTTTACTTATAATAAAGTAGACTTCTGCCACGCCGGAAGTACTTATAAGACTTTCAAAGAAATAGCTGATTTAGAATATGATGGAAAAGAAGTTCCTAGCTGGGATGCTGACTATGTACTTTGGAGTCGAACTACTATAAATATTGGCTGGGCGCCAGGGAGAACTTGTATTTTTGGGCACACTCCAACTCTTTATTTAGAAGATTATCTTGATAAATTTAAGTGGCCCGAAGGTTGTGAAATTACTCCGGTATTATATCAAAGAAATACAATACCAGAAATGACTGGTTGGAAACTGGATATGGATACTGGTGTAGTTTTCACTGGAAGAGCCTTTGTTTTAAATGTTCTAACTATGCGCGCGCAAGGATTTCATACAAATGATTATAATGTGGAATCATTAGAACCAATTCAATTTTAATTAATGGGCAAAAATGCCCATCTTTTTATTTGACTTTTTTTCAATTTTATGTTATAATAAAAGAAAAATGGAGGTTTAAATAAATGAAAATTTATTTAGCAGGTGGCATTTTTTGTTATGGAGACCTATTAAGAAATACTGAATGGGCAAAAAAAATTCGTGATGCTATACCAGGAGTAGATTTATATTCTCCTGTAGAAAATACCGATATTAATGGAGTAGAGGGTAAAAAGAAATTTGCTGGTTCACAAGAAATTGCCAATGGTGATAATATCAGATTGAATAATACCGATATTCTTGTAGCTTGTATTGATGGTGATGTATTACCGGCCGGTACTTGTGCTGAAATTGGTAAGTTCCACGAAAAAATTGAGCGTGGCGATCATAAATATATTGTTGGTATTTGTACTGATAATAGACAGATGTATTTGACACATAGCGCTGAAAAAGATGCTGGTGGTGCCGCTTCTCTTGGTGAACAGCAGTATAGCTATCAGAATCTATATGTAACTGGATTAATTAAGCAGGGCGGCATTCTTGTAAGTAATATTGATGACGCTATTGCTTTTATTAAAGAACACGAAAATGAATTTAATGAAAAAGAAACTGAATTTATTTCAGACTGGAGGTAAATATGAATACTACAGATAAAGTTTAGGTTGGAGATTCAACCACTGGTACAAGTACAAGTACAACATATACTTATACATATCCATGCCCTTACTAGAAACCAAAGGCTGAACAAGGGTGGGAATGTCCTCGTTGCGGCCGCATTAATGCGCCTTGGGTAAGACAATGTGATTGTTCTAGAAGTAATTGGACTATTACAACATCAGATTGGATATATAAACCAGAATGGTGGAGAGAAGTAACTTGTAGTCCAGATACTTTTAAAGTACATCCAGAAACAACAATATATACTACTGGCGGTAGTGATTATAAAACAGTAGATGGTACATATGTTAATGTAAATGGAACGCAATCTAATAAGGTAGACCCTAATGTCACTGCTTGGAGCTGTACTAATCCAGATATTGCCGTAAATAATTTTACAACTTATAGAACAGACGTTCCAAAAACTTATACTACTGAAACAGTGGTAAATGATGGTATACATAATTATTATAATTTAAGAACACAAAAGGAGACTAAATAATATGCTTTATAACATTAATGATAAACTACCTGCAAAAAGACTATTTGTCGCGGCAATGCAGCAGGTCATTGCCTGTTTTGTTGCTACTGTACTAATTCCACAAATTTGTGGAGTACCTATTGCGCCCGCTATGCTTGGTGCTGCACTAGGTACACTGCTCTATCAGCTATTTACCAAAGGTCAATCACCAATGTTTATTAGTTCTTCTGGAGCGTTTGTTGCGGCCGTACTTGGAGCATTAGCGCTTGGAACTGCGCCCAATTATCTCGCAGTCTTTATTGGTGGCTTAATTGTATGCGCAGTCTACTTTGCGGTTGGTTTAGCAATTAATCATTTTGGTACCACTTGGATTAATAAACTGTTACCCCCTGTAGTAATCGGCCCTATTGTTGCGGTTATTGGTCTTAACCTAGCAACTTTTATTCCTACATACTTCCAAATTAATGGTCAGTATAGTTTGATTGGATTTGGATTAGGTATGTTAACACTTATTATTACGGCGCTTATTTCACATTATGGAAAGGGATTTATTAAGAATTTACCTTTCCTTGTAGCAATTCTTATTGTATATGCCTTCGCAGCATTGCTTACCGTATGCGGTGTTAAAATTATTGATTTTAATGTATTTAATGGAGTAAAACTATTCCAGCTACCAGATTTTGCTTTCTTACATTTCAGTTCTTGGGATTGGGGTTATCTACCACAGATTCTCCTACTTTTCCTACCACTAAGTCTTGTTACGATTTGCGAGCATACGTCGGACCATAAGGCCCTAAGTGCTGTAATTGGAACTGACTTAACACAGAAACCAGGTCTTGGATATACTCTAATGGGTGATGGCGCAGCTACTGCTCTTGGAACTCTAATCGGTGCGATGCCTAACACAAGCTACGGCGAAAGCGTTGGAACTACTGGCTTTAGTAAGATTTGTTCTAAATATGTAATTACACTAGCTGCTATTATTATGGGTATTGCCGCATTTATTGGCCCACTACAGGCTTTCCTTGTAAGTATCCCTAGTGCTATTTTTGGTGGATGTGCTGCCATTCTCTATGGATATATTACTCTATCTGGTATTCGTACTATTAAGGATAGTAATATTGATTTGAATAATAATAAGAATGTTACTATTATTGCGGCCGTTCTAACACTCGGCGTTTCCGGTGCAGTTTGTAACTTTGGAATCGTAAGCATTGGTACAACTGCTCTTGCTATGATAGTTGGTATTGTACTTAATCTTATTCTTAAAGAAAAGACACCTACTGAAATGAAAAATATAGATTTAACTGCTACTCCTTGGGAAGATGATAGTTTAACACAATCCGAATTAGAGAAGGTATTATAAGATGGAATTAATTGATAAAGTATTAACCACATTTAAACTATGTCAAGAGGGCGAATCCGGAAAATGCGAAGAATGTTCATATCTTATAAACAATGTTTGTAGGTATCAATTTTTAGCGCGAGATGCTGAAATTGTAATTAAAAATCTACTAGAAGAAACAAACAATGATACATTAGTGCCGTTATTTCATTAAGTTGAGGAGTTGAAATCTCAACTCCTTTTATTTGACTTTTTATAAAATTTATATTATAATTAATATAGAAGAAAGGGGATGATTAAAATCGGTATGGATCTTAATATCTACAGCGCTCGTAATCGTGAAGTATTTAAGCACGAAGGCTGGTGGGATTCAGAACAGGTACAAGAAGAATTTTATGCTCGTAAATTTTGGGACTTAGTAGATAATTGTTCATTTATTCCAAAGGATTATCAGAGCGGCGACTTTATTGAACTAACCGAAGAAAATCTTGAAGAAATGATTAAGGTTGCCTGCACTTATAAGGATTATTTTGGTACTTACAATAATGTGCCAAAATTTTGTGAACTTCGTGATAAATACATTGGATGGCAAGAGGATGAAGATCCTCGTAAATTATTCCTTGAATATGATTGGTAACTTAATGCCTATTTATATAGGCATTTTTATCTCTTGGAGGTGTGTGCTTCTTGATACAAAGTATTATTGATAACTTTAAAAATTATATGAAACATCATAACTTAACTCAAGGACAGGCTGCTGAGTTAGTAGATATTAGTAGAACGCATTTAAATAAGGTTTTAAACGGGCGAGAAACACCATCACTCGCACTATTAATGAGAATAGAGAAAGCTATGGAGGAAAAAGATGGCTAATTACGCAAATCAGCTTACCATTAAGTTAGATTTGGATAAAGCCGTTTATCAAGGTGATGGTAATAATGGAGAAATGTATGCCCCTTGGATATTTTGGAAATATAAAAAGGCGGCTATGAAAAAACTAACTGGTAATGGTTATAAGTTATGGGAATATATGTTCTCTTGGGCAGGCAATGGTAAGTTTGACCTGTCACCAAAACGCATCACTGAGGAGATTGGAATTAGTGATAAGGGTATTCGTTTGGCGCGAAAGGAGTTAGAAAATAATGGGTGCTTAGTTTTAGAAGATGGAAAAATAAATGTTTATCATTTTAATCCCGACGCAATCCTGTAATTTTTACCGTATTCAATGCTGTAATTTTTACCGTGCTGAATGCGGTAATTTTTACAGCTATATTACGGTAATTTTTACCGGAGCCTCCTGTAAAATTTACCATAACCTCCTGTAAAAATTACCAGAGGGTGCGGTAAAAATTACCGGAGTAATAATAATATAATAATAATATAATAATACAAAAATAATAAAATTAATAATAATATGGTTGGCGCCAACAAACAAGAATTTGACAAAATTAAAATTTTATGCTATAATAAAAGAAAAAGGAGAATAAATATGACACTACTTGATACAGTACCGATTTATATCACGCCTTGGTGGTTTATTGTTATAATGATAATTGCGGGCTCTACATTACTTATTACCCTTATGGAAGGCGAAAGTGACAAAGTGGGCATCATAGCGTGTATTTGCTTGCTTATCCTTATTGTAGGAATAATACTTGGTCTTTGTGGTATACCTAAAGTTTATGATCACGATGAATATGTAATTGAACTTGATGAAAGCGAGAGCGCAACTGAGTTCTTTAAAAATTATGAAATTACTAAAACATTTGAATATTCAAATGCTTGGCAAGTAAAGAAAAAGGATGGTGTAAAATAATGAAAGTAATTGCTCGCCCCATTGGCACTAATAAAACTAAAGAACTTCTTGAAATCGCAAATGAAAATGAAGGACTAGTACTTACGACTACTAAGCGTGCTTTACGAGTAAAAGCAGAATCTTATGGTTTTACTAATCTTACTATTGTAGATCCAACTGATTTGGTAGAACAGAATTATCCAGAAGATAAACCACTTTATATTCATAAAGCAGCAGATATACTTAAAGATTTTTTTAAAACATATTTTGACTTAGAACTCGAAGGCTTTAGTGTAACGATGGAGGAATAATATGTGCGGCTGGTGTAATTTTAATCTGGAACCGACTTGGGCAGAATATAAAATGAAAGATGGTGAATATCACATTCAAATTGAATATGATGAAATTACGGTTTCACGTCACGTTAAACGATTCGGTGGTAATGCCGATATGGTATTAGAATTTCCTATTAACTTCTGCCCTATATGTGGACGTAAATTAAAGGAGGAAAACAGTAATGAATAAAATTTATAATTATAGAAAAGCGCTTAAAGAAGATATACTTAATTATATTAAAGATAATGATGTGCTTGATTATAAATATGAATCTGCGCACGAACTCCACGAAATTTTAAATGATGAACTTTGGGGTAGTAACATTGTGGGCAATGATGGAGACTACTATGCCAGCGCAGAAAAATGTGAAGAATATCTCGCAGGCAATTTAAGTTTAGGCTTAAATGCCGTAAAAGACCTTGGCGCAGATTTTGAGAATATTCCAGTTGATCCAAAAGAAACTGTTCAGTATTTAGATTGTATGATTCGACTTCATCTGCTTTGGGACTGTATATGGGATGCGCTTAAAGAACTTGGATTTAAGGAGGATTATGAATGAGAAAATGGTTAAAAAAACTAAAATTTAAGATCTTCCTTAAAATTTATCATAAAACTCATGTCATTTCTTCTAAAGGAGAAATGATAATGTATTACATACTTAATAAATATATTAATGGTATTAAACCAGATGATTATATTGAATATTATGAAACCGCAATCGCAGAGCATATTAAAGATTTTATGCCCGCTGCCATCAATTGTGTCGAACAATTAAATGTTGATGAAAGCATTGATAGATATACGTTGACAAAAACAGTAGCCAGAATGTTCGCCGCATTCGCACTTTTTGAAACCCTTCTTATTAGTATTCCTCCAAAACAGCGGCAAGTTTGGTATGATCGAATTGATAATGAACAATTCAAAACACAACTGTTAGAAAAAATTACAAAAGAAATTGATTAATTGACAAATTTTTAAATTTATGATATAATTATTTAAAAGGAGGGATATGATGCCTAAAGAATATGAATTACCAGATAATTGTAAAACTTGTATTAATCTTCAAGTATTTTCATTATTTATGGATAATAATCATGATTATTGTTGCGGCAAATATCCTATAACTAAAGTAATGCGCGAGCACTATTGTCCTAAAGAAGAAAAAATAAAAGAAAAAAATTTCTATCAAGAGTAAAAAATATTATAAGATTGGAGGAGATATTAAATGGCTTATAATGCTGAATCAATACAGGTACGTGATTTTAGAACAGCCGCACGTTCTACACCAGGTATGTACATTGGCGCAGATGGACAAGATGCTATGTTCAATTGCTTCTTGGAAATTTTGAACAATGCCTGTGATGAAGCTATTATGGGACGTGGAAATGAAATTACTGTCGAAGTAAATGATAATGATATTAAAATTTCTGATAAAGGCGCGGGAGTACCACATGGAAAAAATAAAGACACAGAAGAAGTACTCATCGAGATTTATACTTCTGCTCATTCTTCTGGGAAATTTGATTCAACTAACTATAAGAGAGTTCGTGGTATGCACGGTATTGGGTCAAGTACGGTGTGCGTTTGCTCGAGTGTTTTTGAGGTATGGAGCAAACGAGATGGGGCAGAATGGCACCTCTTATTCAAAGATGGCATACCGCAATCTAAGACGGCAGATAGAATTCGATCTACAAAAGAAACAGGTACAACAGTATATTTCAAGCCTGATAAAACCATATTCCATCTAAATAATGAAACACCATCTTTTGATAAAGAACGAATTAAAAATGAATTACGCCTAACTAGTTATTTTATCCCAAACGTTACATTTATTTATAAAGCAGATGGAAAAGAAGAAAAATTTATATCTAAAAATGGATTAAAAGATTTTGCCGCAGATAATATTAAAAAGCCACTTCATAAACAATATATCTATGGAACTAAATCTTTTGAAGGAGATATAGATATTGAAGTGTTCGCACAATGGACAGCAGGACGAGAAAAATGTTATGTATTTTCTAATGGCGCTTTAAATAGTGGTGGTGGAACACCAGTAACTGGGATGAAAGCGGCTTTTACTCGTACAATTAATGACTTAGCTAAAGAATCTTTTGATGGCGATATGATTCGTAAAGGATTAGTTACAATCATTAATATTAAACATCCGCACCCCGTATACCAAAACCAAGTTAAAGATAAAATTCAGAATCAAGAATTGCGTGGCTATACGCAAACAGCTTTTACTGAAGCAATTAAAACTTGGGCTTCTAGTAATACTACTGATTTAAATAAAATTATTGATGTTTTAATTAAAGAAACTAAAGCGGAAGCCGCAGCAGATAGAGCAAGAGAAGCAGTTCTCAATATGGAAAAGAAGGAAATCGAACAGAAGAAACGCAAGATTAATACTTCGGATAAGTTTAAGGATTGCGAGAAACACGGTCAAGATTCTATGCTTATCATTACAGAAGGTAATAGTGCGCTTGGAGGCTTGATGCCCGCGCGTGATGTAAAGACTGAAGCACTATATGCTGTGCGCGGTAAGGTTAAAAACTTAATGAAGCATCCACTTGAAGAGTGTCTTGAAAATCAAGAAGTAAGTGATATTATTCTATCACTTGGATGTGGCATACAAGATAAGTATAATAGTAAGAAATTGAATTATGGCAAAGTTGCCATCGCAACAGATGCCGACGTCGATGGCTATGCTATTATGTGCTTAATTGCTACAATGTTCTATGTACTAATGCCGAAGTTTATTGAAGAAGGTAGACTGTGCTGGTTGCGCGCGCCTCTATATAAGTTAGAAAAAGGTAAAGAAAAAGTGTTTGCCTATAATGATGAAGAACTAGCAAAAGTTAAAGTTGGGCGTGAAAACTGGACCATCACCCGCGCAAAAGGATTGGGCGAGTTAAATTCAGAAGATATGGAAATGTCTATGATGCATCCTAAAGATAGACGTCTAGAAATTCTTACAATTAGTGATGCCGAATCTGCTAGAGAAAGTCTCAAGATGCTAATGGGCACAGAAGTTGATGAGCGGCGCGAGTTCCTTTTTGAAAATGTAGATTTTAATATAATAAATAATTAATTTTCAAAAAAAATTGTATGAATTAGGTCTAGGTGAAATGACTATTCTTATGAGAGAAATATCTCAAAAGGAGGAGTCAAAATGAAAACAGGAATTTATAAAATTACAAATAATATTAATGGTAAATGTTATATTGGACGCGCAGTAAATATAAATAGGCGCTGGACGGTTCATAAACGTCGCGCATTTGTCCAAAATAAAGATTATGATAAATATTTATATCGTGCTTTTAGAAAATATGGCATAGATAATTTTACATTTGAAGTGTTGGAAGAATGTGCTGAAAGTGAATTAGATGATAAAGAAAATTATTATATTCTTAAATATCAATCCAATGATAGAGATAAAGGATATAATATGACTACTGGATATGATTATAGTCAGTATGGTATGCGCGGTGAAAATCATCCGAAACATATTCTTACAGCTGATGATGTATATTATATTCGTGAATGTTATAATAAACATTATAAACAAGAAGATATATTTGAAGAGTTTAATGATGTAATTAGCTTTTCAGGTTTTCATAAGATTTGGGGCGGAACCAATTGGAAAGATATACATATGGATGTATATACGCAAGAAAATAAAGATTATTATAATTTTCAGCGTAACTCCCACCCAGGCTCTACTAATGGGCGCGCAAAACTTAATGAAGAGGACGTATATAATATTCGTTTAAGAAGAAAAAATGGCGAATCTTGTAAAGATGTTTATGAAGATTATAAAGAATTAACTACATATGGTAGTTTTAGAAACGTATGGAGTTATCAAAACTGGAAAAATATAATTGTGGAGTAATAATATGAATAAGGGTATTTGTGGTTTATATTGTTTTAAGAATAAAGATGGAGATATTATTTATATTGGTAAGGCAGATGATATTCATGCTAGATTAAAAAATCATAAACATCTTTGTTCAGAGTGCTATGAAGAATTATATACAATTGAATATGCTATCGTAGATAACAAAGCTGATAGAGATATATTAGAATTACTTTTAATTAGTAAATTACAACCTAAATATAATACACAATTAAAATATACAGATAAACCAACATTAATTATTAATTCTAGCGTAATGTTATTATGGCAAAATATTAATCCTACAGAATATAACTTTATTCATCAACATGAAAATTATTTAAAACATAAAACTAATAGTAATATCATGGGGAAACCTAGAATTGAATTACCGCCGAAATTTTATGAACTATACCCTATTTGGAAGTCTGGTAAAATGAAGGCGGCAGATGTAATGAGAACTATTGGAATGAAACCTAATACTTTTTATCGTCGTGTAAAAGAATATGAAGCAACTTTGAATAAATGATAGAAGAGACTTCTTGTTTGAGAATGTTGATTTTAGTATTGTAAATAATTGAGGTAAATATGGTTTATATTATTCATAATGATACTACTGGTCAAATTGAAGGAGCATATATGAGTGATTGGTGTGCTGATTCAATGATAAAAAACTTAAATGCTTATTATAAAGGTAAATTTAAATTTTCATTAGAGATTATAAAAACTCCACCAAATCGTCCAACAACACCCCAATGGAATAAAATTCATGAAATTGAAATAAAAACATTAAAATCTTTTAATGGTATTACTCATGATGCGGCAAAAAAATTTATTAATGAAAATAGTTAATTGACAATAAATAAATTTTATGTTATAATATAAGAAAGGAGATGAGAAGATGAACATTAATAATTGTCCTTGGTGTAAACATTCAGCTTCCATTAAGATGGAAGATTTGGGCGGTCCTCGTGGAACTGGCTATCCAGGGCATTTTCTATATTGGGTAGAATGTACTCATTGTGGTGCTACTGCACCTAGAAACCCAAAAGTAGATGATATTTATCGCTCATCTGAACAGGCGCGTACTAAAGCAGTTGAGTATTGGAACAATGGAGGAGTACGATGATTAAAAATGTTGACTTTCAAAAAACAACTGAAGATGCGTTTCTAAAATATGCTGCTTCCGTAGCGCAAGAACGTGCGATTCCAGATGTTAGAGATATGCTAAAGATTGGTTTGCGTCAAGGTTTATACGCACAATATACTAATAAACTAACTCATAAGGATAAATTCCAAAAAGCGCAGAAGTCCGTCGCAGCCGCGATGACGCAGAGTTATGTCCACGGCGATGTTGCAATGTACGATACATTTATTCGTGTATCTCGGCCCTGGACTGCCCATTATCCTCTTGAAGAAGTTCAAGGTAGTTATGGAAATCCATCTTCTCCAGATTCTCACGCAGCGGCTCGTTATGTTGAAATGCGCGCCGCAGAACTCACAGATTATTTATTTGCGGGATTAAAGAAAAATGCTATTAACGAGTGGTATTGGAATTATGATGATTCTGAACAGATTCCATCAGTATTTCCGTCAATTGGATATTGGAATATTGTAAATGGTTGCTCGGGTATTGCGGTTGCTATGGCTACTTCAGTACCTCAGTTTAACCTTAGAGAAGTAAATAACGCACTTATTAAAATTATTAAAGACCCCAATGTATCTTTCGATGAAATTTATTGTGCGCCTGACTTTGCTACAGGTGGACTTATTACCAACAAGACCGAAGTTAAACAAAGTCTAAAAGTTGGTAAGGGTAAGTCTGTGCGGCTGCGCGCTACATTAAAGTACAATCCTGCAGAAAATATGATTCAAGCAACAGAACTTCCATATAGCGTATTCACCAATACAGTAATTGACCAGCTTGCTCAATTAACGCAAGATGACCCAAACTATGGTATTGATAAAGTTATTGACCATACAAAGAAAACCGCTGATATTCGTATCTATCTAAGTAAGGGAATAAATCCCAATAAAATGATGGCAAAACTTTATCACGACACATCATTAGAAAATTGGTTCTCAATTAATATGGTGTTACTTGATAAAGGTCGATTTCCTAAAATTTTTGGATGGCGTGAAGCGTGTAATGCTTATATTGAACATATGCGTGAATGTAAACGCAACATTATTCAGTTTGACTTAGATAAAGCACTTGCGCGTCAAAATGTTGTTGAAGGATTATTACTCGCGGCCGCTAATATCGATGAAGTAGTAGCAATTATTCGCGCATCGGATAATCCAAGTGAAGCAGCGGATAAACTGATTGCTCGTTTTAAATTCAATAAACCACAGGTCAAAGCAATTCTATCTATGAAGCTAAGCTCTTTGACCCGAATTGACAGCATAAAATTAAATGAAGAACTGGAAGAACTTAAACGAAAAATAGTGGAGCTACAGTACTTATTATCTGAGCCTACCGCATTAGATGAAAAATTAATTGAATCATTAAATGAAGTATCTCAGAAATTTGGAGATGCTCGAAAAACAAAATTAGAAGATACCTTAAATGAGGAAGATGAGCCAGAACCTATTGTAGAACAGGATATCTGTGTAGTATGGAATGGTTCTAATCTTTCAATTAGTAAGCGCAAAGGCGCGAAAAAAGGTAAAGAAATTTACACAACTAATTTAGGAACATTAATTTTAATAACTAATGCTGGTAAGTTTTATACTGCGTCTTTAACTAAAATAGAACAAGAAAAAACTTATAAAATTAATGAAATCTTTGAATGTAATGCTGAAAAACCATTACTAGTAGAAGATAGTTCTAAATTTTTGGCTTATAACTCTTTTACCTGTGTTACTAAAAATGGTTTAATTAAAAAGAGTCATACTTCAGAATATATTAGTCGCGCGAAAAAAGGTAGCGCTGCGATTAAATTAGATGAAAATGATAAAGTAGTCGCGGCATTGTTATCTTCAAATGATGATGATAGAGCGGTGATTAAGAATGATTCTTATTATAATTGCTATCCTTTGCGTGATGTGGGCTATACTGGACGAGTAACCAAAGGAGTAAAAGCTATTAAGTTAATAGAAGGACAGGAAGTTAAAGAAGCATTTATTACATTAGACAGTAGCATTATGACCACTAGTCGTGCTACGAAAGGAGTTAAGTATGGATAACAAGTATATCACATTGTTTAAGGAATTGGCGCGCGCCACAGCTGTTTCAGCAGAACAGGTAATGGAATATAATCATCAAAAAGAAGATGAAAAGGGCGAAGAGACTGCTCGTATTATGAGAGATGATTTCCAGAATCTTTATGATAAGATTTCTGCGGCAGACTTCGACGGTAATTTTACTAAAGCAGAATACGCAAAATTACTTGTTGGTTCATATGTTACTATGAACCAAGTGAAAGATAAAATTGCGGCTTTAAAGCGCGCATCTGCCGGATATGAAACTGATTTAATACCAAAATTACAAAAAGTCATTGATGCCTCTGACGAAGAGTATCAAAAAATTGCGGAAGAAAATTTTATAATTGAAAATAGTAATTAAACATTTGACATTTTTACAAATTTAATGTATAATTATATTGTAAAAGGAAAGCCCGTGCGCGGGATATAAGTAATTGAAGAAAAAATTAAATAATAGTCGTTCAACGGTACGTAACCGTTAATATAAAATAATTTTTAAAGTGTAAAACACAAAGGAGAAATGAATTATGACACAGAACAGCGAAATGGTACTAAACTTCCTAAAGGCACATTATGGACAGGAATTCAGCAAACAGCAGTTAGCCGAAGAACTAGGCGTATCTCTTCCCGCAGTTGTAGGTAGCATCAATGCTCTTGAAAAGAAAGAATATACTACTATCACTCGTGAAGAAACTATTGAAGATGCTCCCGCGACCGAAACTCGTAAGGCAAAGACTCACGTTGTGAAGTATCACACTCTAACTGAAAAGGGTCTAGCTTATGACCCGGTTGCCGAAGAGGCTGAAAAGGCTGCTAAGAAGCAGGCTGAAAAGGAAGCGCGTGCGGCTGAACGCGCAGCAAGAAAAGCCGCAAAGGAAGCTGAAGAATTTTAATTAAAAAGTAAAAAGTAAAAGTAAAGAGGTAAAATAAAATGAGTAAAAGTATTCAGATTCAAGCAGGTAATAAAATTAATCTAACAGGTACTCTTCTTGATGTAAATCTCGGATCTGGTAAACTAAGTGATGGTCGTCCATATGAAAGGGCAACCGTTACGATTCGAGTAACCCAGACTTTCAATGGCAAGGAAGAAACTAGCGAAATTCCAGTTGGTATGTTCGCAACTGAGTTTACCTCTACTGGTAAACAGAATCCCGCCTGGGCGAGCATTCAGGCGCTGAAGCAGATGAAAAGCGTTCAGAGTGCTGGCATCGAACGGGCTGATACGGTTCGGATGACTGGAGTAACTCTACAAGAGAATAATTTTGTATCTCGTAATGGTCAGCTAATTAATGGTTGGCAGCTTCGTGGTTCATTTATTAATGAATCCAAAGCGTCCGATGTAGCTTCTTTTGCCACAGAGATTTTCATTATGAGTATGGATGATGAATTTAATCGTGAAGGAGACACCACCGGTCGTATGATTATCAAAGGCGGTATCGTACAGTATGGTGGAAAACTCGATGTAGTTGAGTTTGTAGTAGAAAATCCTGATACGATTGATTATATTCAGCGTCATTGGGAAGCTAACAAGACCGTCACCGTTAAGGGTCGGATTCGTGTTACTTCTGTCGAAGTAAAGCCCTCTGGTGAGAGCAGCGGTTGGGGTGAGGATATTCCTGAAGGTCCATCTACTCAGTATATCCGCGAACTAGTTATCACTACAGGTGATGATGAGCCTAAGGAAGATGAGTTCGCATATGATCCAACTGAAATCAAGAAAGCGTTTAATGAGCGTAAAGCTTATATTGAACAGCTTCAGATTGACGCTAGAAAGAAGGCTAATGGCGCGGCGGCACCTGCTAGCGCAGCCGCTAAAGCCAAAGACTATAGTTGGGAGGTTTAAGGCGCAAGCCTTAAACCCCTCCTAACTTTATGGAGAGTGAAGTGATATGGCAAACATAGACATTTTTTCACTAGAGCCTTCTAAGATTTCGCGTGACCTTAAAGGCAAATTTTTATTGATTTACGGTCAGCCTAAATAATTGGGCCTTATATAAGTGATTATATAAGATAATTACTGGAAAAATCTGGGAGCCTGAGATGGTAATCAGAGCGGAAGTTATTCCCTAAAAAGAATAACACGCACAACGATTAGGACAATTAAACATTTAAGGAGGGTTCTATCTATGGATATTACCGTTATTAAGCAGTTATATGAAAGTGGCAAAAGTTTGGCACAATTAAGTAAAGAAACTGATATTAGCACTTATAGGTTAAAAAAGATGTTAATATCAGAGGGTATTCATATTAGAAGCAAAGAGGAACAAAATAAATATTCTCCTCAGAATCAGCGTAAATATAAAGTTTGGGATGAGTTTTTTGATGAATTAAATCCAACTAATGTATATCTAATGGGTTTTCTCGCCACGAATGGAAGTATTTAGAAAGATGGCGGCGTTAAGATTGGTCTTTCTACTATTGATAAGCCATTTTTAGAAAAAATTAGAATTATATTACATAGTAATTATCCTATTAGAGATTATCTTACAAAAGATGGATTTTCAGTTTCTGAGTTTATTTTTCGTAGTGAAAAGATTAAACAGAAATTAGCAGAATATGGAATAGTAAATAATAAAACAAAAACATTTACATTTCCTTATAATCTATCTAAAGAGTTTTATATTGATTTTATTCGTGGATATTTTGATGGCGACGGAACATTTTGTATGGCAGGTCAATATAGACGAGCATCGTTATGCGGCTATAACCCACAATTTTTACAAGATGTAGTAAATATACTTGAAAATCAATATAATATTCCAGCAGTAAAAATACAAAAAGATAATAGAGGTAATACATATTATTTTCAGTATTCTCAAACTTCCGCTAAAAAACTATATGAATTATTTTATAAAAATAATCCTGCGCTTTACTTGCCTCGTAAATATGATAAATGCTTACAACTCTTTGATGAAATAAAGTCCCACGAGCCAGTAACTTCTCAAGAAGAAGAAAAGATAATCTGACCTTACGAGAATAACAATCGTAAGAATTATTGGATAAAAAGCCAATAAGATAACAAAGTGAAGACCGGTAAGTCTACATTCGGAAGTCAACTCCCAAGGTCATTGTTTATGAACTTTGAGCAGGGTACCAACGCACTAGCTGGTATACGGAGTGTTCCTATTCTTCGCTGGACTGATGCGAAGAAGGTATTAACTCAGCTGCGTCAGCCGCAAGCAAAAGAAATGTATGATAGTATTGTGGTTGATACTGCTTCTATCGCGTGGCAACTGTGTGAGAAATACATTTGTCAACGAGAAAATGTAGAAAGTATTAGAGATGTACCCTGGGGACAAGGCTGGAATATGCTAAAGCAGGAGTTCTCTGAATTTTGGCGTGAAATAACCCTACTAGGATTTGGTATTTTATTTATCGCACACAGTAAGGATAAGCCAACTGAAATGCGTAATGAAGAAGGAGAAGCAATTACAGCTGTTTGTCCCGATTTACCAAACAACGCATATACCATTATTAATTCTATTGTAGATATTATTGGATATCTACAGGTCCAGATGAATGCTGATGGAACAACTGAACGATATTTATATACGCGTTCTACTCCTACTGTATTTGCTGGTTCAAGATATCAGTATTTAGCGCCAAAGATTAAATTTGGATATCAAGAATTAGTAAACGCCATTGGCGACGCGATTGATATGGCAGTAGAAAAAGATGGCGCACAAGTTACTGACCATACAGAGTTTGCGCAAGTTAAAGATAGACCATTCCCAGAAGTAATGGCGGAAGCCAAGCAAATCTGGATTAGTTTCCTTGAAAGCGCGAAAGATGAAGATGAAAAAGAACATAAATTACTGCTAATGAAGGATGTAATCAAACGAGTATTTGGAAACGAAGACTTTAAGATTAGTCAAGCAGTTCCATCTCAAAGTTCATTAATTGAATATTTCATTGATGAAATGAAAAATTTAATGTGACAAGATACGAGCCTTAGCAATAAGGCTCTTTTTATTTGACTTTCTTTGTAAATTATGCTATAATATATATAGATAATAATAAGGAAGTGATATTCGTGCCAGCTATACAAAAAACAAGAGTATGTTATGGATGTAAAGAAAGTTTTCATAAAGACGAATTAATTGAATACGCAAGTGCGCGAGCCACAACACCGCATTGGTATTGTCAAAAATGCTTAAAAGAAAAGCAAGAGCGTGAAAGATTTTCAGATAAGGTATGCGAGATATTTGGATTAAAGAGTCCCGGCCCTCGCATTTGGAAAGAGCGTCAGCGTTTACAAAATACATACGGATATACAGATGGGGTAATTATTGATTGTTTAGAATATATCTATAATATTCGACATTTTAAAAAATTATCTGAATCTTTAGTGTTAGTAAATCCCAAAATGGTAATGGAAATGAGACGTTGGAAGAGCAGTGAAGATAATAAAAATGGCAGTATTATTGCGGCAATGAGTACACCAATAGAACACGTCCAAGTAGAAATACAGGAAAACACAAGTTCAAATAAAAAAATAATTGATATAAACGATTTTCTTGACGACTAAATAAGAAAGGGGAGATTAATTTGACATTAACGGATTCTGAATCATATCGTCAGATTATTGGATGTTTAATGTTGAACCCTCTTTTGTTAGTAGAGTATTCTGATATATATCCTGCGGATTTTGATGATAAAGTTGCGAGAATATGCTTTTTAGTTATTCAACAACTATATCAAGAGGGCGCAAAAGTTTTAACGGTCTTAGAAGTAGATAAAGAAATTGAAAGAACTGGAGGTAGGGCCGCAAAGATATATAACGATGGAAATGGATTGGACTTATTAAAATGGGCGTATGAAAATGCTTCGCCCGCAAACTTTGATTTATATTATACAAGATTAAAGAAATATTCATTATTAAGGCGACTACAAAAAGAGAAATATGATATTAGTGAATTTTATATTGATGATAAAGATGTAGTCAATCCACAACAAGAGGTTGAAATAAAACAGCATTTTGACGATTCATCATTGGAAGCTATATTAAACTCTGTTGAGAGTAAATATAATATTATTAGGAATGATTTTTTAAATGGCGGCCGCTCAAGGGGCGATCCAGCAGAAGGAATTAATGAATTAATTGAAAAATTAAAGACAACTCCCGGCGTCGGACCGAGTCTAGAAGGAGATATGTTTAGCGCGTGTTGTAGGGGTGCGCGAGAAGGTTGTTTCTTTTTAAAGTCCGCGAGCACATCCGCTGGTAAGACAAGAACAGCAGTATTTGATGCGTGTAGGTTAGCGTATCCAATTAGATGGTGTGAAGACGAAGGGAAATTTATAATTGAAGTTCATATGGGGACAGGAGAAATTCGTCAACCAAGAAAAGTTTTATTCATTGTAACAGAAATGGATAAAGAAGAACTTCAGACAATTATGTTAGCATATCTTTCTGGAGTAGATGAGGATAAGATTATTCGTGGCGCATATGAATTTGGTGAAGAATCACGAGTAAAATATGCGGCAAGTATTATTCAGAGATATTCTGGATATTTCATTATAGAAGAAATTAGCGAACCGGATCTCAATAATGTACAATCTACAATTAGAAAATATGCTACAGTCGATAATATAAAATATATATTCTTTGACTATATTCATACAACAGCAAATCTAGTAACACAATTCGCACGAAATCATCTTCGTGAAGATGTTGTATTAATGCTGTTAGCGAATGAATTAAAACAATTGGCAAAAGATTATAATTTATTTATTTTCTCCGCAACACAAGTTAATGCCGGAGCAATGGTAGAAGATGGAGAATTTAAAAATGAAACTTGTATTCGTGGTTCAAAAGCGGTTGCGGATAAAGCAGATATGGGTTATGTTATGACAAGAGTTACTGAAAAATTATGGAACTCTATAGTAACAAAACTACATACAGCAGTGAATGATGGAACATTACCATCATCAGTATTATCAGATGATATGCGGCCGACTCACGTCTTAGATATTTATAAAATGCGTCGTGGTCGATATAAAAATGTTCGCATCTGGACGCATCTTCATTTAGGTACTGGTTATAGAAAAGATTTATTTATAACTGGCGCGGATAATACACCAATTAGATCCACATTTACAATTTTAGATGGCTATAAACCGTTACCATTTGATTTTGAGAAAGAAGGTAAGACAGATGGTTGATACACTTCAATATCAAGATAATTCGTTAGAATTAGCTGATGTTAAAGTAAAGGATATTATTGAGTCTATTACCCTAGATGATGTAAAAACTTTCTTAGAAAGTCTTGGTGTAGACCAAATAGCTATGTATCCAGAAAAAGGATATTTGATATGTCCAACAGTATGTCATAATCCTTTAAGCGAAGCGGAATCTATGAAATTGTATTGGTATCAAAATAATAAGATATTTAGATGCTATACAGAATGTGATGAAGCGATGTCCATCTTTACATTATATCAAAAATTTATGGACATCAATTATGGTCAAAAGGTTGATTTCTATGAAGCCGAAGATTATGTGAAAAAATGTTTAAAACATATAGTATTCGCCGCGGCCAAGCGTCAGTCAACCATTGATTTAGATACAACTAAATATAAGTTTGATGCGAATATTCCTATACTAGATGAATATCCTAAGACTGTATTAGATTGCTTTATAGATTATGCGCATCCTCTTTGGTTAAAGGATGGTATAACTAAAGAAGCGATGAAGAAGTTTCAAATTAAGTTCTCGTTGGGACAAAATAAAATTATTATACCTCACTTTGATATAGAAAATAGATTAGTTGGTATTCGCGGCCGCGCCGTTGATCCCGAAGAGGCTAAAACGTGCGGAAAATATAAACCAATTCAAGTGGGTAATATATTGTATGCGCACCCACTACAATTTAACTTATATGGGATTAATGAACATTTAGAGGGTATTAGTACTAGAAAAAGTGCTATTATCGTAGAGGGTGAAAAATCTGTATTACTTGATGATGGATACTATGGTGATTTAAGTAATACAGTAGCTTGTTGCGGCTTAAGATTTAATAAATATCATATCAATTTATTATTAAATTATTGTGGTGCGAATGAAATTACAATTGCGTTTGATAAAGAATTTGATACTTGGCGGTCAGAAAAAGCAAGGAAATATCGCGCACTAATAGAAGGTATGTGCCGTAAGTATACCAACTTAGTAAAAATGTCTTTTATATGGGACTATGATAACTTATTAGAAGAAAAAGACTCACCATTTGATAAGGGTAAAGAAGTTTTTGAAGAACTTTATAGAAATAGAATTAAAGTCAGGTAAAGGAGAGATAATATGGTATGAAATATAAACTAAGAAATACATATACACAGGACCCCATACAAGCACTACCACAAATTCTACAAGATCGCGGCGTTGTTGATATAGAAAATTTTATGAAACCTTCTAGACAATGTGAATTAGACCCATATAAACTAAAAAATGTTAAGGAGGGCGCTGATTTACTATTATCTCATCTAAGGAAGGGAAATAAACTACTATTCGTCGTAGACTGTGATGCTGATGGATTTACAAGTTCTAGTATTTTATGGCTATATATTAAGTCTATTTTCCCGGATGCGAATTTAGAATTTACAGTACATAGTCATAAACAGCACGGTCTAGACGATAAAATTGATTGGATTGAAGATGAATGCGATTGTGATTTAGTAGTCGTGCCAGATGCTGGCAGTTATGACATTGAAGAACACACGCGTTTAAATGCTATTGGTATTGATTGTCTGGTAATTGATCATCACGAACAATTATATGATGATAGCGGTAATCCTGTTATTTCAAAAGCCCCTCGTACAATTGTTATTAATAATCAACTTTCTCCGGAATATGAAAATAAATCGCTTTGCGGCGCCGGAGTTGTATATAAATTTTGTCAAGTGTTAGATGATATTCTTGGCATTAAACAAGCACATAATTATCTAGATCTCGCGGCCTTAGGTGAAATTGCTGATGTAATGGATCGCCGCACAAACGAAACCAATTATATTATGATGGAAGGTTTATATAACATTAAAAATGAAGGTTTACGTACATTAATTGAATCGCAATCTTATTCATTAAAAGAGAAAGCAACTGCTCCATATAGAGGGTTAACCCCTATTGATATTGCCTTCTATATTGCTCCATTAATCAATGCGTTAACTCGTGTAGGTTCATTAGAAGAAAAGCGTACATTATTCTATTGTTTTACTGATCCATATAGAGAAGTAAAAAGCACAAAACGCGGTGCTAAAGCTGGAGATATTGAGTATGCTGCGGAACAGACGGCAAGAGTTGGTAAAAATGCTAAAGCGCGGCAAGACAAACTTAAAGAGAAAGCTATTGATATTATTGATTTTAAGATTCAAAAAGATGGACTAAATGATAATAATATTCTATTAGTAGAGATCGATGAATCTGATAATATTCAGCAAGAATTGACTGGTTTAATTGCGATGGCTATGGTGAATAAATATCATAAACCTTGTATGATTGGTCGCCATAATAATGACGATGAAATTTCTGGTAGTATTCGCAGTAATGGTAATTTTGCTGGATTACCAAGCTTCAAGAAATTTCTTGAAGATAGTGGTTTAATGAATTATACGGCCGGTCACGATAACGCCGCAGGATGGGGAATTAAAGATACAAAAATTACTTCTTTAATTGAATATGCCAATAAGAATCTGCGCGCGGAAGATTTTGAAAATTGTTATACTGTAGATTATGTTTTAGACGGCTCTAAGTATAATGATGTGCTAATTGGTAATTTATCTTCACATCCAGAATATTTCGGGAATCATATTGATGAAATTAAATTTATTATTACGAATATTCCTCTAGCAAGTGTTATGCCGATGGGCGCAGAACGCAATAGTATGAAAATTTCATATAATAATGTAGATTATGTAAAGTTTAAAGATTCAGCGTTTGTTAGTGAAATAATGGATAATCGAACAAAGCGTCTAACTGTATATGGGCGCGGCAATTTAAATACATTTAATGGAGTAACTTCTGTACAGGTATTTATTGACGATTATGAATTAACGGAGGATACGAGTAAATATGATTTTTGATATTCGACTTATCATTAATACAATTACATTGGGATTGATAACTCTAACCTTTGGTCTTAAAGAAGATAAAGGTTGGAAAATAATTCTTGGTTCAGCACTTACGTCACTCGGAATTATTCTCAATACCATATCTGTATTTTATAGTGGATAATTTGACTTTTTTTAAAAATTATGGTATAATATAAAAAAGAGAAAGGAGTGATATATATGTCACGGTTCCCAGCTAGTTTACATAATCATACAGATTTTAGTAATGAAACTCTGCGTGATTGTATTAATAAAGTAGATAAATTAATTGATACAGCAATTGCTCTGGGGCACGAAGCTGTGGCAATCACTGATCACGAAACAATTTCGAGTTATATCAAAGTCGAAAAGTATTATAATAAGATTAAAAAAGATCATCCAGATTTTAAAGTTATTCGCGGCAATGAAATATATCTTACGCGTAATAACTTAAATGCGAAAAATTATGATAAAGAAAAAGATAGATATTTTCATTTCATTCTTCTATGTAAAGATCTAGAAGGATATCATCAAATCTGTGAACTTTCGACTAGAGCGTGGAATCGTTCTTATATGAGTAGAAAGTTGCGTCGGCGTCCTACATATTATCAAGATTTGAAAGATATTGTAAAGCCGAATCAAGGTCATTTAATTGCTTCAAGTGCGTGTCTTGGATCACAGTTAGATAAGTTTTTATTAAGATATATGGACACAGGTGATGAAGATTATTATGACACGGCAAAGCGTTGGTGTCAGTATATTGAAGATATTTTTGGAAAGGGAAATTTTTATCTTGAACTTCAGCCTTCTGATGGCAAAGAACAAATTTTTGTAAATAAACAATTGTTACGTTTAAGCTCGGAGCTTAAAATTAAATATATTATCACAAATGACGCACATTATTTGCGGCCAGAAGATGCTCCAATTCACGAAGCTTTTTTAAATTCACAAGATGGTGAGCGTGAAGTTAGAAGTTTTTATGCCACTACTTATCTAATGAAAGACGAAGAAGTTCGCGGTTTTATGTCATATATGACAGATAAACAGATTGAAGCAGCATACGCCGCAATTCGTGAAATTAAAGATAAATGTGAAGATTTTAGTATTTTAAAACCTTTGGAGATTCCCACTTTACCGTGGAGAAACTTCACAGAACGAGATAAAGAAGAATTATGGCATTATACAACTTTAATGCCGAATCTTCAAAAGTTTATTGAGTCACCGCATTATGCGGATAATCAATTAGTATTGGCACTAATTGATGGTATATATAAACATACAGATTTACAAAATGAAAAAGCATTTCAAGCATTAGATGAATGTCTCTCAATGACTTGGGAATCAAGTGAAGTCAATAATGCGAGATGGAGTGCGTATTTCCTTAATCTTCAAAAGATTATTGATGAATGTTGGGAAGCAGGCTCGTTGGTTATGCCAGCACGCGGTTCTGGTATGGGATTCGTATTGTTATATGCGTTAGACATTATTCAGATAAATTGTTTGCGTGAAAAAACAAAGACATATCCTTGGAGATTTTTGAATCCAGCGCGTGTATCCGTTCTTGATATTGATGTAGATATTGAGGGTGGCAAGCGTGGACAAGTACTTGAACATCTTCGTAAGATATATGGAGAAAATAGAGTATCGAATGTCGCAACCTTCAAGACAGAAAAGTCTCGTTCTGCGATTTTAACCGCAGCGAGGGGTCTTGGTATTGATGTTGATGATGCGAACTATGTATCTTCATTAATCACAGATGAGCGCGGAATGGCATATTCTTTAAGCCAGATGTATTATGGTGATGAAAAAGAAGGTATCGAGCCAAATAAAACTTTCATTAACGAGATTAGTAGATTCCCGAAATTATGGGAAGTAGCAAGTCATATTGAGGGATTAATCAGCGGCGTTGGTATTCACGCAGGCGGCGTAGTATTTCTTGATAAAGATTTTACAGAATCAAGCGCATTGATGCGCGCGCCAGATGGTACAATTATTACGCAATTTGAGTTACACGATCTCGAAGATGTTTCAATGATTAAGATGGACTTGTTAAGCGTTGAAGCAGCAGATAAAATTCATGTATGCTTAGATTTATTGGCTGATAATGGATATATTGAAAGAAAGTCAACATTACGCGAAACATATGAAAATGTGTTAAATGTATATAAAATTGAGCGCGACGATCCTAAAATGTGGGATATGGTTCAAAATCACGAAATTGTAAGTTTATTCCAGATGGAACAACAGAGCGGTGTCCGTGGTATTGCTTTAACACATCCTCGCACAGTTGACGAATTAGCAACTTTAAATTCTGTTATTCGTCTAATGGCAACAGAAAAAGGCGCAGAAAGTCCACTGGATAAATACGCACGCTTCAGAAAGAATCCTCAAGATTGGGAAAATGAAATGAAGCGTAAAGGATTGAACGATGAACAGAGAGCAATTCTTCATAGAGAATTAGATATCTCAAATGGTCTATCAATTACGCAGGAACAATTTATGAAACTCGTTCAATTGCCAGAATGCGGCGGATGGGACTTACAGTGGGCAGATAAATTACGTAAGTCTATCGCAAAGAAGAATCCTAAAGAATATGAAGCATTAACACAGCAGTTCTTTGAGAAAGTAAAAGAACAGAAATTGGATGAGAAGTTTTGTGATTATGTATGGAACACAGAGATTGCGCTAAGTCGTGGTTATGGATTTAATGCGGCACATACATATTCATATTCTATGATTGCGCTCCAAGAAATGAATCTTGCTTATAAGTATCCAATTATATTTTGGAATACAGCAAACTTGATTGTAGATAGTGGCGGTGTTCAAAATAGTGAAGATATAGATGAAGATGAGGGTTTAGATGTTGAACCTGAAGTCGAAGATGAAGAGGATGAAGAGCAAGAAGAATGGGAAGAAGAAAATGAAGTTATAAACGAAGAGGGCGCAGATAAGAAAAAAAAGAAATCCAAGACGGTAGATTATGGTAAAGTCGCGTCCGCGATTGGTAAGTTCAAAACTTATGGAATTGAAATCTTCCCGCCAGATATAAATACTTCATCTTATACATTTACTCCAGTAGTAAAAGATAATCATATCTTGTATGGTTTGCGTGGAATTACGAGATTATCTTCTGATTTAATTAATAATATTATTGCGTATCGTCCATATTCATCTATCAAGAATTTTATGGAAAAAGTAAAGGTGAATAAGGTACAGATGGTTAATCTTATCAAATGTGGCGCATTTGATGCGATTGAAAAAAAGGCACGCGAAGAAATTATGCGTGAGTATATTAATTCTATCGCAGATAAAAAGAGTGATTTAAATTTGCGCAATATGCAGATGTTAATAAATATGGATTTGATTCCAGAAGATATGAAGTTTTATAAGAAATTATTCTTATTCAATAAATTTCTTAAAGGATGTAAAAGCGGCAATTATTATACATTAAACGAACCAGCGATTAACTTTATTTCGACATATTTTGATGTTGATATAATTGATGATGGAGTTCAAGTATTACAAAAAACTTGGGATAATATATATAAGAAAGCAATGGATCCAATGCGCGATTATATTAAGTCGCATAAGGAAGAACTTTTAAATAAAGTAAATGATAGCGCATATAGGGAAATTGCTGATAAGTACGCAGCCGGGAATATTTCAAAATGGGAAATGGAATCAGTCAGTTTCTATTCGCACGAACACGAATTAACAAAATCAAATAAATTTTATGATGATTTCTTTAAATTGCCAGAGAATCCCGAAGTAGAATATAGTTTTCCAGGAAAAGATGGACAAATGGTTAATGTATATCGTTTAAGAAAAATTATCGGTACTGTAATCGATAAGAATAAAATTAAGAATACAGTAACATTGTTAACTCCTAGTGGAGTTGTTAGTATAAAGGTATATAAAAATCAGTACGCATTATATGATAAGCAGTTATCGCAGGTCGGTGATGACGGTCATAAACACGTATTAGAAGCAAGCTGGTTTAAGCGCGGTACATTATTAATGGTACAAGGTATTAAGCGCGGCGGTGACTTCATTCCGAAAAAGCGTAAAGATTCATATTATCCAGTTATTTCTAAGATTGTTCAAATTAATGATGATGGAACTTTAGAGTTCCAGACAGAGCGTATGGAGGTAGATTGATATGATTGGACTAGTTGATTTATCATTACAACAATCTAAATCTATCAATCTATGCCCTCCCAATCTTGAAATAATGAAATTAGCTACTTATTATAAAGCTGAAGAAAATCACTTTTGTCGCATTATTAATCTTGATGAAACTGAATTATCATCATATGATTAGATATATGTGTTTAGTGAAGCGGAGAAATAGCCTCAAGTTCCCGAGGCTTTTCTTCGTTCTGAAAATGTAATTTTTGGCGGTACTGCTTTTACTAACGGCATATATAAACCGTTTGAAAATGAAATTATAGATTATACAATCGCAAGACCTTCGATATATGCTAATTTTCTTTAGGAAAAAGCAATCGCAGGAATCAAAACAAAAGTGATTACTCGTATATTAGATAATTCATATTATAGAATGTATGCCGGTAATAATAGATTACCAATTCCTCCAATATTGCCTAGTAAATAGATTTTTATATATGATAAACAATTCTTTGTGCCAAATTGGGAGGATATTATTGAGCGTATATCCAGTCATAATCCGTCATCTATTCAACCTATTCATCCTATATATTGTAAAACAGTTTCTAACTTCTTTAAATTACGAGAACATAACAAGATAGCTAAAAACGCAGAAATAATATTGGATTTCAATATACCTTTAGATGATACTCCAATATTGATGAAGAAGTACAAAAATAAATTTTTAGCCGATATTAAGAAAACCTCAAATGTATATATTACATTAGGTGGAACATTCAGTACAGCAAGACAATATCAGAGAGATTTAATCTATAAATTAAACTTGCTATATATTTATTGGAGTAATTCAATTCCATTAAAAATTAAGTATATACAGCCTGATATTGGATATCACGATCCTTGTGCCAATCTTTCAAAATTAATTGAATTTTGGACCACGGGAGAAACTAATCAAAAGAAATCAATTAGTGAGCGAATTTATAAAGATAAGAGCGCGAATGAAATTCGTCCAGAACGGGCGGAACGAGATGCTGTGATCGCACAATATCCTTCTTCAAAAACCTTATTCTTATAGACTCGCGAAACAGTAGAAAAAGGAGGCTTTTGGAAATATGGATATTAATGAAATTTAGGCGCGATATAATAATTTAAATATGGATTTAAAGCGCGCATTAGCCACTATGGAAAAGAAGGATAGCGTCTTTTTAATTAAACGACAGATTACTGAATTACAGACTGTTTGCCCGCATAATAACGGAAATTATGATTTTTCTCATTCAGATGAATGCCCTTATTGTGGCAAAAGATTTTAAGGAGTGACGTATATGGAATTACAAATTCGTAAACGAACTGGCGAATTAGTTCCTTTTGATAAGAAGAAAATTGCTCACGCAATTGAAAAAGCATATACTGAAGTATATGAAGAAAATACATATCCATATTATGTAATAGAAATTGCCGATATGGTAGAAAATGTCGCCAAAGAATTAAATGAGCCGATGGGTGTTGAAGATATTCAAGAATTGGTTGAAGATTATTTAACCGATTATGACAGATTGGTTGGTAAAGCCTATATTCGCTATAGATATAAACACGGTATTATGCGCGCGAACTCTACTGAATTTATTCGCGCCATTAGTGAAAAGCTACGCGCTTCAAATGTACAAAATCAAAATGCTAATATAGATGAACATTCATTTGGTGGCCGTGTTGGAGAAGCATCAGATGAAATGATGAAACAGTATGCGCTTGATTATTGCGTATCGCCAATGGCAAAGGCAAATCATTTGAATAATGAGATTTATATTCACGATTTAAGTGCTTATGCGGTGGGTATGCATAACTGCTTGAGTATTCCATTTGATGATTTACTCGCTAATGGATTTAATACTAGACAGACAGATGTACGTCCAGCAAACTCAATTAATACTGCTTTCCAACTTGTGGCGGTTATATTTCAGTTACAGAGTTTAATGCAGTTTGGCGGCGTCAGCGCCACTCATTTAGATTGGACTATGATTCCATATATTAGAAAGAGTTTTGCTAAACATTATAAAGATGGATGGACTTGGATTGAAGGTCATATGTGGGCGAATATCGATTATGAAATAGAACATATGATTAATAATCCAACAGAATATAGTATTGAAGATTCAGAGTGGAAGGCATATGATGAACGAGCATACGATTATGCTATAGTAATGACTCAAAAGGAACTTCAGCAAGCGGTTGAAGGTATGTATCATAATCTTAATACTCTTCAATCTCGTAGCGGCAATCAGCTGCCATTTACAAGTATCAACTACGGTACCTGCACTCTACCAGAGGGCCGTATGGTAACTAAAGCACTTCTGGACGGCTCAATTAAAGGCGTTGGTAAGTTCCATAAAACTCCTATCTTCCCTTGCGGAATCTTCCAGTGTATGAAAGGAGTCAATCGCGCGCCAGGTGACCCAAATTATGATTTATATAGATTGGCGCTTGAGTCAACCGCAAGACGCATTTATCCAAACTACGCAAATGTAGATTGGTCTAATGCTGCTGGATATGATATAAATGATCCAAGAACATACTTCTCGACCATAAACAAATCTGTGGCCTAATCTCGTGAGAGATTTTGAATAACCCATCTAAACGGGGAAAGCTTAACTGCCAATCCCGTGCTAAGTCTTCTTCTTTTCAATGAAATATATTTGCTCGTGGAGGTAAAGATATGGAAATTTGGAAAGATATAAAAGATTACGAAGGATATTACCAAATAAGTTCAAACGGTAATGTTCGTAATATAAAAACACAACAAATTCTAAAAGGAGATACAAATAACTTAGGATATCGTAGAGTAACCCTATATACTCCTATTAGAAAAAGATTTTTTATTCATAGATTAGTAGCTTTACATTTTTGTGAAGGATACTCTGAAGAATTAGTTGTAAATCATAAAGATGGCAATAAGCAAAATAATAATTATCTCAATCTTGAATGGGTAACTCGTTCAGAAAATGATTTACACGCTTATAATATGAATTTGCGACAACCGCATCCTTGTAGTTTTAAACATCGTATTATTAGTTATGATTTAAAAACTAATGAAATAATAAAAATTTATAAAAATACGCAAGAATGTTGCGATGATTTAAAAGTAGCAAGAGCTAATGTTTATAATTGTTGTAATGGTAAACAAAAAAGTTGCCGCGGTATTGGATTAAAATATGAATAAAATTGAAAAGAAGAAGTAAATGCCTAACGACTATCGAAAATATAGTATTAGAGAAAAACTAATATGAATAAATGAGTAGAGTAGAGTCAAGTGACTCGAAAAGATGGGGTTCTTATAAAGGATAACACAATATAAGAACATGATATAGTCTGAACTTATATGGAAACATATAGCAGAATACGATAATAGAATAACGAACTATTATGAACATATTGGGGTTGTAGAACAGCAAACCTTGGAGATATAAATGCCGAGCCTGGCACCAATCCTCAAATGAAAGATGGACGTGGTAACATTTGTCCTGTTACAATTATTATGCCAACACTTGCTATGTTAGCGAAACAAGATGTAGAAAATGGTTGCCAAACTCCTATTGAAGAAATTTTCTTAAAGATTTTAGATAAAAAAATTCACGAAGCCAAAGAAATGCTTCTTGAGCGTTTTGAACATATTTGTTCTCAATCTCCAGAATCAGCAAAGTTTATGTATGAGAATCATACAATGCTTGGATATCATCCGGAAGAAGGAATCCGCTCCGCGCTTAAACACGGTACACTAGTTATTGGTCAATTAGGTTTAGCAGAAACCTTACAGATTCTAATTGGTTGTGATCATACTACAGAAAAAGGTATGGAACTCGCTATTAAAATTGAAACACTATTTAAACGCCGTTGTGCTGAGTTTAAAAAAGAATATAGCTTAAACTTTGGTGTATATTACACACCCGCAGAAAACCTTTGTTATACTGCTATGAAGAAGTTTAAAGCTAAATATGGTGAAATTCCTAATGTTTCTGATCGTGAATATTTTACAAACAGTATGCACGTCCCAGTTTGGCACGAGATTTCCGTATTCGATAAAATTGATATTGAAAGTCAATTAACAGGATATTCTAGCGCCGGATGTATTACCTATGTGGAAGTTCCTAGTGGAGTAAAGAATAACATAGATGCGCTTGAAACAATAGTAAATTATGCGATGGATAAGGACATCCCTTATTTCGCTCTGAATATAAAATTGGATATGTGTCAAGATTGTGGATACCAAGATGAAATGAATGATACTTGTCCTCAATGCGGTGGTCATAATATACAGCATTTGCGCCGTGTTACGGGATATTTAACTGGCTCATATAAAGAGGCATTTAATCTTGGAAAGCAACAAGAAACTGAACAAAGAGTGGAGCATATTCATTAAGAGGTGAGCTAAATGGGAAGACCAAGTATTAATTTAATTAATCAACATTTCGGTCGTCTATTAGTTCTTTCTCGTGATGAAAATAGG